ACCAGCGACTTCTTCGAAAGCCACACCAGTTCTAGTTGCAACGAATTTTAATGTGATAAAGTTAATACTTCTAGCAGGTTTTACAAAAATCTCCGCTAAAAATTCATTTCTATCAATTACTTCGCCTGTGTTGTTAGTTTCATCACACACTACTAAAAAGTCTGTGATACCTCTTCGACCTTGTACTTCTCTTAGGAAAGGTTCTACAATGTTTCTAAAGTTCGCTCTTGTAAATTCATCATTGAACTCAAAAAGTTGGAACTTAGAAGCAGTTGATACTGCCTTTTCTAAAGTGATGAACAGTCTTCTTACATTAATTCTGTCAAATGCTGACGGAGTTGAAAGACCTGTTTTGTCACCAAATAGTACTGTACCTTGACCAGGCATAGTTACTACAGGATTAACTCTTGCAGGATATAATTCATCTCTTTGTGCTTTTGAAGGATTGTAAGCAAGTTTAACTGCACCTCTGATAATACCTCTGTTCAATCCAGCAGGTGAGAACCAACTGTCTGCGATTAAATCAGTTCTAGCTGCTAAACCAGCGATATCACCGTTTAGTGGTACATATCTGTAAACGTCATTGTATCTGTCGTACATGTATTTGTAACCAGAGTCAAATACAACATATGAACTTGATCTGATTCCAGAAAAGAAAGATTTAACGTTAGATGTTTGAGTTGTTGAGTTTGCAACATTCACAACATCTGCTCTTTCAGGTGAACAGAATACGATAGCGTCTTTTCTATCTTCAGCAACTGTGATTAGGTTATCTATATGAGTAGCGTCGCCTTTACCAGCTATGATTAAACCAACATCAACTGTTTCACTATCTGCAAATTTTTCGTAAGCAGTTTTTAGTTGAGCAGTTGAAGCAGTTGAACCATCTGCACCAGCAGACATACTCTCTAGTGTAGGTGTAGCAACATCTGTGAAAGTTAATCCAGCAGCCGCTGTACCCCAGTTTGTACCAGATGAATTGTGATCCATCCAATAAATGTAATTTGATTTATTGTAGATTACATCTGGATAGTAGTTTGAATCACCTTGTGGAGTTTTTGCGTCTGAAGCTTTTGATAACTTAGAAAAAGTTTCAATAACTTCACCTGGAGTACCTGAGATACCACCATCTTCGTCAATAACCACAACATGTAATTCATCATTTGATCCGCTTCTGTCTGAAACGTATGCTGAAGTTCCTGGAGCACCATCAACTTGATCGTAATATCTCCATCTTCTTCTTACGTTAGAACCATCGGCAACAGCAGTATGTAAACCACCTGTACCTGTTTCTTTTCTTACAAAAGTTATATCATTTGTTGATACAGCTGTAATTCTATATTCGTACCCGCCAGCTTCACCAAAGTTGATGAGATCGCCAACGTTAAAACCAGTTCCACTTGTAAATGTAATGGTTGTATCTCCAACAGCAGTTGAAGCGTCGTTTATAGTTGTTTTATCTACTTCTTCATAAGCAGTAGCACTTGGACATGTAGAAACTTGTAAATTGTTTCCCCATGCACCAGCAGTTCTAGCTGCGAAATTTCCAACAGCGCCTTGACCTGTTGAATAATTGTCTTGGTAATCTTCGGTATTCTCAATTAATATACCAGTTCCACCGGTACTTGCATTGAGTAAACCTGTTTGGGTTGCTCGTACAACTCTTAATGCGTTAGAGTATGATAGGAAGTTTGCAGCCGAAAAGAAAGACTCAAAGTTATTTGAATCTGGTTTTCCGAATGTGTCAACCAACTCTTGTTCACTAGAGATTGATATTATCTCGTCAATTGGACCTTTTCTGAACTCGCCAGCAAAAGCACCTATTGATGTTGATACGGCAGGAATGATTCTTGTTAAATCTCTTTCCTGTACGAGAACACCTGGTGATACTTGAAATGCCATAGGTTTTCTCCTCTATTTTTTAATTAGCTAATTATCTACCTCAAATATTCGTAAGTTTTCTTACGCCCATATTTAAATTTGTTTACATTGATATTTATAATAATTTAAAACCTAGTAACATTTATTCACATAAATTGATATTCCTAGGTGATTCGGTACGTCTAAATATAACGATTAATCAGAACATTATTGACGATACTGATATGCAATAGTAAGGAGAGCATATGCAAAAACTATTATTAATCGCAGCTTTAGTGCTGTTTTCATTTAAAGCACAGTCTGAAATCTCAGGCTCAGTAGGAGTTGACTTCAAAAAAAATACAACAACTGATAATATCTACGCAACAAAAGACGTTGATATAGATATTTCAAGTGATGTAGGATTCGCTTCTGTAGCTTTAATAACAAATACAAATGACCAAGTTATCTTAGACGAATACGCATTAGGTGTAAAGTCTGAAATGGGTTCATTATCATACGGAGACCAAGGTGATATATTCATTGGTGGTGGATTAGAAGTTGTTGGTGCTGATACACTAGCAAATCCAAGCGATGATGGCGAATCTATTATGGCAACTTGGAAGAACACATCTGCTAGATTTAAATTTACAGATAGTTCATCAGACGTAACTGATTTTGCTACACTACAACTTAAGCATTCTATTGATGTAGGTGTTATGAATTGGTCAGGTTCAGTAGATCACACTATTGAAACAGATAACAACATTTTTGCTTTACAAGGTCAATTACCTGTAGGCACTTTTGATGTTACTGGTGTTGCCACACATGACGATACATTAACTAACGAAATCGCATACGAAACTATCGTTGCTAAAAATGGATTTTCTGTTTTTGTAAACGGTGATGAAAGCGATTGGTCAAAAAATACAGGTGCCGGTTATAAGGCAACTTGGAAATCACTAGACTGGTATATCGAAGCCGGTTACAACCTTGATTCAGAGGATGTAACTCCAGCAGCTGGTATGTCTGTTAAGTTTTAATTAAATGTGGGGGCGTTAAGCCCCCATAATCTGGTGCCGGCGAGAAGATTCGAACTCCCGACATGCTGATTACAAATCAGCTGCTCTACCAACTGAGCTACACCGGCTAATATCCTTTTCTTACTACAGGATGCCAAACAGTACCATATTCATCAACTATTTCTTTTTCTTCATCAGGTGTACCGTCATCAACAAAACCAAAAGGTGCCATATCTTGTTCTATTAGATTTTGTTGTTCTTCATATAATTGACTTCTTATATTACTATTAGATAACTCTTTAAAATACTGTTGGTTTGTCAGCCATGCAAATATGACTAAACACATCATAAGATCATCATTACACCCTTCCTCAGCGCTCCAAGAGTTTCCACGCCTACTAAATGTTGACATTTCTTCTATAATCTGAAAGTCATTTATAATAGTTTTATCTGCTTCAACTAATGTCTTAATACCAGCACATCCTATCTTCTTAATTTGTTTGGTCATACGTACACCTAATGATGTACCTCTACCACTAAACATTGCACCTAATATCTGGCCAGCTCTACCTCTTTGTGTTGTCATTAAGATATTATCATATTCTAATTCCATATGTAACGTATCGGCAATTTGTTGACCTAAATCGTTTACTTCACAAAGCACATGTGCATGATTATAACCTTTACAAACTTGTTCTATAATACTAGGAAAGACATGAGGTTTAATTTCATTATTTTTATATGTACATACAACTTCATATGGAATCTTTGTACAATCAAATATAATAAATGCTGAATAATCTTTTTCTGTACCTCTGGCAACGTCAACAGTACAAACATATAATTTATTTTTATCAGGTTTTTTAAACATCTTTAAACCATTTTTACTTTCAATGGCATTTATGTATGGTGTAACTTTAATTTTTGCAGGAGAAATTAATGTATCAACCGAACCTAAGAACTCACATTCAAACTCTTGTTGGAATTGTTCAGCACTTGTATTTCGTATTGTAGTTTCTTTCCATTCTTCATCTCTACCAGGTACTTCACTCCAATGTACTTCAATCGGCACATAATCATTTTGTTTATTGATTGCGTCTGTCCATAATTTGTAATACATATTCATTCCATGTGGTGTAGATACAATAATCATTTTTGTATTTTTACCAGATGAGATTGTAGGATAAACGGAACTAAAAAATGATTCGGCAATATTGGCAGGTACGAAAGCAAACTCATCAAGGAAAATTATATTATAAGAACCTCCTCGAATAGCAGATGATGATGTTGCAGCTGCCACAATGGTAGATTTATTTTCTAATTCAATATTACCTTTATTCCAGTTTATAATACCTTGTTGTAACCATTTTGGTAAGTTTTCATATGCAAGTTGTAATCGACCTAAAATATCTCTAGCAGTTGAACTTTTGTTTGCAAGTAAGGCAATGTTTGAGTTTGGATTAAATAATGCATAATGCAATAAATATGAAATAGTGGTAGTAGATTTACCTGATTGTCTTGGAAGTTTACAAATTGTAAATCTATTTTTATGAATAGTTTTAACTATCTTTTTTTGAAAACCATACATTTTAAAAGGCACCAGTCCTTCGTCAAGTGATACAACTTGAACATAGTTTTCCATAAAATAAATAGGATCTTTTTCACACTTTTTATATTCAAGTATTTGTTCTTGTGTGAACTCAACAGGTGTGTTAACCTTTTTTAAATTTGGATTGCCTAAGTATGCGTCTTGGTTACTCACCACTTCTCCCTCTACCATAATTGTTCATATAAAAATCTACTAATTTAGGTTCGATATAACCTACCCAACCTGTTACTATATATTTTTCTTTTAACACTAAAGCGCCTTTATGTGTATGTGTCCAAGCTGCAGGCCATATCAATGTCAATCCTTTTTCAGCAGGTGTCGTTAATTTTTGATAGGCAAATTCTGTGCCACCAGCAGGTACATCATTTAAATAAGTCATAAAAACAAATTCTCTATTTACTGATACGGCATTTGTTCTTTCTGAATGCCATTTTTTAAAACCACCACCCGGTGGATAATATTGTATATTATAATTTTCTATAATACCAAACTCTTCTAAACCTTGTGTTGGTTCATATTTTTCGTTATATAATTTAAATATGTTATTTAAATGTTCTTTGTATTTGTTAAATGGGTACCAATTTTCTTTTGCAAGAATACCAATATCAAAGCTGTCTTTTATCTTTGTGTCTGATTGACCTACGCCTTCTTCCTCTGATACTTCTAATACAGCACCTTTAGACCACATATGTTTATTTTTTTTAAAAGTATCTAATATATCATCACAAATATCCTCTGGCATATACCATGCACCCATAAATGTACTTTCATCTAATTCATATTCTTTATACATCATTCACTATTACTCCTTCAATATGTGTAAAACCTCTTTTCAATGCAGCTGTAATTCTACGACTACCTCTTAACACAACAAACTCTTTTTCTATATATGGTGCACCATTAGCACCTAATCTAGGACTATTACTTATAATTCTTCTTTCAACCTCTACAGGATCATTCATCTCTTCGCCATCCATGATCTCTTTTAATGCTAGACCATGTTGTACAAAAGTTAAAGCTTTAATTGGAAATATTGTCTTTTGGGGGTGTAATGTCTTTGCTTTTAGTACTTTCATCATTTCCTTTCAACATTTTTTGTAGTTCAGCTGTTGATCCTACAAAAAGAGCATTCTTAATATTCGCATTAGCACTTTTAGGTACTTCTTTTAGGTCTTTTAGTTTCTTTTGCAAATCTTGTAGTTTATCTACTGTACTTGCAACTTGACCAATTAATTGACCTGCAACTTCATATGCTCTTGGATGTTGTCCTTCTTTTGCAATATCCAATATGCCTTCTATTGCTTCTTGTCCTTTTTCGATTAAGTTATAATAGTTTTCCCTACTATGTTCATAATCATTATCAACGTCTGTTTTCTTTTTATCTTCTTTTCGAGGAACAGGCGCTTGAAATTCTTTATTTGGCACAGGTTCTTTAGGTTGATCTAAACCTAAAATTTCATTGACTCTTTCTTCTAATTTTGACATTATTAATTATCCTCATCTTTACTCACGTCATATTTTTTACCATCAGCAAAAAAACTAATAGTAGTTGTAAATCCAAAATCATCATCTGCATCCGCTGAAGTTGGATTTGGTGTTATTATTATTCTTTCTTCTCTTGCTTTATTTACTGTATCAGTATCACTATATAAATCTGATTGAGTTTGTTTGATAACTTTTTGTGTTTTAGCAGGACCAAATAAGTATGTTTTAGCTGTAAAACTTAAAGTATAGATAACAGCTCGTCTTGTTGTAAAATCACCTGAATAACTATCATCATAAGTAATATTATTTAATACAATAGGCACATCTCTTTTAATATTTAATTCTGGTATTACATTTACTGTAACTGTATAATCAGGTTGAAAGAATGGTAAAATTTGTTCTACAATTTGTAGACCTGATTCAGCAGTTGCTGTAAATACATATAAAGAATACGTTAAGTTATAAGGTACTGGTGTATAATTATAATTTAATATTTTACCATCTGTACCAGTTTTAATATGTTTAAATTTTTGCACTCTTGTTAATTTTCTACTTGAGTCATAATTAATACCTGTGATTTCAAAACCCATACGAGGTAAAGTTATAGCAAATTCTCTATCATCTAAACTAGGTTGTTGATCTAATCTGACTAAAAACTTTTCTTTTGGTGCATATGCTAAAGGTACTTTGATAGATTGAGTAATATTACCATTACTATCTTTTCTCTTAACTACTATATTATTAAAAAGTTGACCAAAAGCAACGGTCATCTTTCTCATACTTTCGTTATAAAAATATTGTCCAAACATTAATCAACCTCTCCAAATGGGTTTCTTTCAGTAAAGTCTAGTATGTCATCTGCTGTAGAAGCTGTGTCAAAACCTGCCTCACTATCTAAATCTAAATTATCTGCATATGTACTTTGTGTTTGTAAAGCATATGTTTCTAATAACATATATTGTATATCACCACTTGCACTATCATTTTCAAGTACAATTGATCCTGTTTCATTTTCAAGTGAAACTTGATGTGCTAATTGATCTACTGAATATTGATCTTCAGCACTATCAATAGCATTAACACCTGTGTCAAGTTGTTCATTTGAGTATTCCCAACGAGTACATCTTAATTGATAAACTGGTAAATTTCCTAATTGAAAGAATGGTTCCTGATCTTCAACAAATTGAATTTCAAAAAATGAGTTCATCAAAGGAGAATAGATAATATCTCCTTCGTTTGGTCTACCCTCTGCAATCATTGTGTGCTTACTATCAACAGCGTCTTGCCATCTTCTTTTAGCAAGTGTAAAGTTAGTATCTTCTCTGATTTCCAAACCAAACTTATTGATTAATTCTTGTTGACCTGCAAAACCCTCAGTAGTTGTCATATACATTTCTACTAAGTATGAGTCATCAAATTTAGATGATACGTCTTCACCTAAAATTAAATCTCTGTTAACTAATGTTCTTGGAAGATAATAGTAATCGTGGCCATAAATTTTAAGGCCTTCTATGATTAAATCTTGTAATAGAGTTTGTTCATTTGCGTTCCCAATGCCCTTACCGTTTTGAAAATAGTGATTAACGGCCATAACATTATCCTATCATCATTGCTGGGTTTAACTCAAATGTTGATCTGATTTCTGTTTCTAACTTTTCAATGTCTGATAAAGCTTCTGAATATATTTGCTGTCCGTTTAACGAAACACCACCGATCATTTGTAATCCACCAAATTTAGATAAGTTAGCACCCCATTGTTTTTTAAATAAGGCAGTTACATATCTTTTTAAATATATGTCATTATAAACATCAGTAAATGTTTCAGGATCTAATTTTCTATAACACTCAATAACAAGATATTCACCAACTGATAAATCGTTAGTCCAATCCATATCAATATGTAATCTGTTATCGTGTTGATTAAATCTTAATGGTTTCTCACCTACCAATACGTGATCTAAAAAATCTAAATGTCTTAATACAACATCATAGTTTATAATTGATGTTGAAGAAAAATCGTAAAGATCATTTAATCTTAACTGATATCTTACGTCAAATAAGTTTAAATTACCTTTGTTTGAAAAAGGAAAAATATTAATTACAGATACAACACTTTCAGGTACAACTAGATAATTGTTACCCTCCGACCATGCTGTAGTTATAGAATTTTTAGTAACAGATTCGGATGTATTTCCTGTAATTCTGTCTTTGTCAGCTTGTGTGTATTGATATTTTAGGTATGTTCTTTTGATACCATCGTAGTGATATTGAGCATAATATTGTAATGCTTCATCAAGTCTATCTTCTAGTTGTCCATCATCTACGTTAATTTCAATGACAGGTTTACCTAGTTGCCTTAATGCGTATTGTTTTAACTCTTCTCTACTTGCTGGATTTGCCATACTCTATATTATTTCCCTTCACCACTATTTATAATGGTTTAAAATATTAACCTAGAGCGATAGACTGTGCAATAGCAAATGATTTAGCAGCTTTACTATCTAATTGTGTTTGAATAGCTGATGTTACACCATCTACAAAGTTTAATTCAGTCGCTGTCGCTGTTACTGCCACGTTTTCATTAATTTTTGGACTAGTTAACTGTTTATTTGTTAGTGTTTGTGAAGATGTAAGTAAAACTATTGAAGAAGTATCTGATAAATCAGTTGAAGCAATGGTTATGTTTCCAGTACCATCAAATGATTGACCAGCGATAGTTCTAGCAGTTTCAAGTGCTGTAGCCGTAGCTGCATTTCCTGAAGTATCCTGAGTACCTGATGTATTAACACCTGGTAGATTGATGTTTGCACTACCGTTAAATGAAACTCCACCAATTGTTCTTGCTGTTGCTAATGTTGTGGCTGTGTCAGCATTACCTGTTACATCACCAGTAAGATCACCAGTAAATGTACCAGCGATTGCACCAGTGCCTGTAATTGTAGGACTAGTTAATGTCTTATTAGTTAAAGTTTGTGTTGCGTCATTTAAAGTAATATTTGACGTGTTAGATAAATCTGTTGAAGCAATAGTTATGTTTGCTGAACCATCAAAACTTTGACCTGCAATTGTTCTTGCTGTTTCTAAAGCAGTAGCTGTAGCTGCATTACCTGAAGTATCTTGGTTACCTGAAGTATTTACACCAGGCAAATTAATATTAGCAGAACCATCAAATGATACACCACCAATTGTTCTAGCAGTTTCTAAAGTAGTTGCTGTATCAGCATTACCTGTTACATCACCAGTTACATTTCCTGTTACGTTACCTGTTAAGTCACCAGTTACATCACCAGTTACATTTCCTGTTACGTTACCTGTTATGTTACCTGTTACGTTACCTGTTAAAGCACCTTCAAATGTTCCAGCAACAAATGTTTCAGAACCAACAGTCCATTTATCTGATGTTTCGTTCCATAATAATGTTTTATTTGTATCATCACCACGTTCTATTTCAATACCACCATTTTCTGTAGCAGAACCTGTAGCATTTGAGTTTAGAACAATTGTGTTATCAGCAAGATTAATTGTTTCTGTATTTACAGTTGTTGTTGAACCTGAAACTGTTAAGTTACCTGTTACAACTAAATTATTTCCTATTGTTACGTTGTCTGGTAAACCAACTGTTATTGTTCCAGAACTTTCTGATACTTCTATTTCGTTTGCAGTTCCAGAGAATGTAATTGTTCCACCTAAAGATGTAGCAGTTGATGTAGAACCATCTGTAACAGTTATAACTGAGTTTGCAAGTTTGTCGTTACTAATTGAACCAGATAACTGAGCATTTGTTATTGTACCAACTAGTGAACTTGTAGGATAATTTGTTGCGTCTGATAAATCAAAAGCTGGTGTTGCGTCTGAACCACCTAATGATAATTGAATACCTCCATACGATACTGTAGAGTTTGCCAATTTAGCATTTGTAACTGAACTATCTACTAATTGTGAAGCGTTAATAGTTTTATTTGTTAAAGTATCTGTAGATGAAGCTGTAATGTATGCACCTAAGTCAGAAATATCTGATTCAGTAATTGTAATAGTGTTATTTGCACTATCAATTGTTTTGTTTGTTAGTGTTTCTGTACCTGTTGTAGAAACCAACGTAGCGTCTGATACAGCAGTATTAAATTCAGCAAGAGTACCTGTTACAGTATTATTTGTTAAACTAATTGATTTATTTGTTAATGTATCAGTAGTAGCTCTACCAACTAGTGTATCAGTTGAAGTAGGTAATGTTAATGTTCCTACGTTTGTAATTGTAGAAATTACTGGACTTGTTAAAGTTTTGTTTGTTAATGTTTCTGTTCCTGCTAATGAAACAAATGAACCATCAGACAATGCACTATTAAACTCAGCAAGTGAACCAGAAATTGTATTACTTCCTAAAGCAATAGTTTTGTTTTCTAAAGTATCAG